CCCCCTGGTGTCTGTGCGTGCGCGTGGCCCTCCCCTAGGGGGGTGGGGGTGTGGGGGTACACCCCGAAAGGAAGCGGTGCGTCGCCCTTCCCCTAACACCAGGCTATTATTGTGAGTTTCCCGAATGCGGAACACGGCCGTCATTTTATTCACTCTGGAGTCCCGCCAAATACCCTTGCCAAATTTTTTTCCACCCAATTTTTAACTTCCCTACTCGCTGACGCCCTCTAGACTACTACCCTCTCGATGGTATATACTCTAGTCACACCCAGACCGTCCCACAAGCGTCCTTCGTGACGCTACAGGACGGTACTCGGGATAGACGTATACACATGCATTTTATGCATTTAGACGTCTCACAGAGCCTCTCAGGCACGTCTCAGGACGATTCTCATAGGCTACTAGTAATACATTTACATGAAAGGATTTATATGGCTAAATCTATAGACCAAGACAACCCGTTTGAGCGTATCAAGGATATTGATTATGACGCTAGTTCAGCCCTAGCGGAGTTTACGAAGATGGGGGTGGATGAGGTGAAGTGGATCTCTACGGGAGTGCCTTCGTTTGATTCGCTCACTATGATACCGAGGGGGCGTGTGACACAGCTACAAGCTCCGTATGCTACTGGGAAAGGCCAGCCAGTGGACTCTATTATTCCCATGGCAGATGGCACCACAAAGCGTATGGGAGATATTAACCCTGGCGACCACGTTATCGGCTGGGACGGTCATCCTGCTGAGGTTTTAGGGGTGTACGATCGAGGTGAATTGCCCACATATAAGGTTTCTATCTCTGGTGGTTCATCACTTGAAGTTGATGGAGACCACTTGTGGATGATTCGGAAGGAAGATCCTAGTTCCCCGTGGGAGATTGTTGAGACTCGGGAGTTGGCTCAGAAACGTCATCTATGGGGGAGTTGTTTGCCTATTGTTGCCTCTGTTGTCTATGACAATGGCACATTGAAGGAAGACCCTGAGCACGTAGCCCGTCGATTTGTTGAGGCTGATACTCCTGCCTCTATCTTTGATCGGTGGACAGTGGCTAATCTCTGGTCACGATATAACTTCCTCAATAGTGTGATTACCTCAATTGGTACTGTCGGTGCGGGGGGTATGATATATGTGACTATCGCTGACAAAAAGAAGCGTGAGCAGTTCTGTAAGATTGTCTATTCGCTTGGTGGTACGATCACATCTACAGAGCATCTCAAGGATTCACCTTATGTTGTATTCCAATTACCTTACAACCCGTTTATGACTGAGGAGGGGCAGAGTAAGTACACCCCACCAGAGGCTATTTCTCGGCGTGTTCTGTCTGTGACTAAGACGGGAGAAACCAAGAATATCCGGTGTATCTGGGTTAATGGGCCAAAGAACCTTTATGTTGCCTCTGAGGACTATATTGTGACCCACAACACCACCCTTGCCCTCAATATGGTGGCAGGGCTTCGTGATAAGAAGGTGTTTTATGTGGATTCTGAGGCATCTTTAAACCCTGAGTTGTTGATTGCTTTGAAGCTTAACCCTGCTAATTTCACTTTGTATAATAAGTCGGCCTTTCTAGAGGACATCTACGAGGCTATCAAAGAGGCTGCAGAGGATGGGTCGTATGATATGATTATTTTTGATTCATTAGCTGCTTGTACTACAAAGACTGAGGCTGAGGATAATATTGCTAATGCGAATATTGGGCAGAAGGCTAAGATGGTGAATAAGATGATGCGGGTGCTACCGATTCTTCTGGCTAAGAACGATACTGCCCTAGTGATTATCAACCAGGAGCGGGAGGTTATTGGTGGGTATGTGCCACAGAAATACACGCCAGGTGGTATGGCTGTGCCGTATGCCGCGTCGTTGATGATCTCACTGAAGACTATGAAGTCCTGGCGGTTCGGTCGCACTACTAAGGACACGCAGGCGGGGAATTTCATTGGGCATTTCATTGAGGCTACGATTATTAAGTCCAAGGTGAATACACCGTGGCGGAAGGCTAAGTTTAAATTGTATTATCCACAGCCGCGTGAGGAGGAAGACAATGAGAGTGACTCCTAATTGGCTTAATCTGTATGCTCCGGTAGTTGATGGTATTCTACCTGATGCCCTGGTTGCTTACGGCAAGCGGCTTATCACGCGGCCTGATGAGCGATTTCCTGGCTGTGGGGAGTATCAGTACACGTTCGCAGTGCATTTGTTTATTGTTACGTTAAGGTTCGATTGGAGGCGGTTTAGATGGTAAGAACTTTGTATGAGAAGTATGGGCTAACACCAGAGTTTATTAAGAGCCAGAAGGATATTTCGAAGGTTCTGTATGGTTCTAGGAAGACTAAGAGTGGCCCTCAGAAGAATGCCGGATACATGGGTAAGAAGGTGAAGGATGCCTATGTGGGTATCTATGCTGATAATTTTGAGACATATATGAGTATTCAGAATTTCAGTATGTTCTGTAACATTGCTTTGAAGCATGCTTCGGCTATTATGGCGACAGAGGTGAATGCTCACATGATGGGGCTTGGGCCTCTTGATCGGCCATCGCAGTTGCTTGTGGAGGCGTTCAATGAGTTGCACCCTCTGCGGGTGGAGTCTAAGAACCGGTTTTTGGCGAAGCGACAGAAAGAGCATGAGAAGATGTTGAAGGAAATCAATGGCGAAGCATCCAAAGCTTAGTGAGAAGACGCGGGAGAGGATTGTAAATAGTATCCCTAATTTCTGCCTCCTCTCTCCTGATGACCAGATCCGTGAAACGGTGAAGCTTATTGCGGGTGATTTTCTTCTGTTTTGTGAGCGTAATCTAATGATTCGTGATAAGTATTCTAATCAGCTGATTCCATTTTATGATGTGTTGAACTGGGAGCAGATGGAGCTTATCAAGATGGTGGCAGAGGATCTCGCTACGGGGCGTCCTATTCGGTATATTGTGTTGAAGGCTCGTCAGATGGGCATGTCCACGTTGATTGAGGCGATGGGGTATTGGTGGACATCTACTCACCGATTCACCACTACGGTGATTATTGCTCATGAAAAGGAAGCCACGAAGAACCTTTATGAGATGTTCCGTCGGTACTATGAGTATTCTCACCCATCGTTCAAGCCTGATCGGAAATATAACACAAAGCAAGACCTTACCTTTGATGTCTCTGACGAAGTCAAGAAGACGTATGACGCGCAGAATCTGCCATCTCCTGGGCTGCAGTCTGAGATTAAGACGATGGTGGCTACAGAGGGCAAGGGGCGTTCTAGCACGATTAAGTTCTTGCACGGCAGTGAAGTCGCGTTCTGGGATGACTCTGCGGACGTCACGTCTGCTGCGGTTCAGGCTGTACCAATGGCCCCAGAAACCTTTATTTTCCTGGAGTCCACCGCTAATGGTATTGGTGGGTATTATTACGATGAGTGGAATGCCGCCAAGCGTGGTGAGTCACAGTTCCGCCCAGTGTTCTTCCCATGGCACTCACACAATGAGTATGAGACACCCAATATCATTGATGATGATCTTGGTGACCTAGACGCCGAAGAGGAGGCGCTCTACAAGTTGTTTGAGCACGAGGGGTACGATCGTGCGTCATGGCCTCGTAAGATCTATTGGCGTAGGCTAAAAAAGAAGGAATTTCGTACCGACCCTAAGAAGTTCTACCAGGAATACCCCTCTACCCCAGAGGAAGCGTTCCTTGCATCTGGCCGACCCGTCTTTGATGTCCCTATGCTCCAGGAGATGGAGCGTATCGCAGTGGACGCGCAGAAGACTCACCCGTATATGTGTGGCGATATTAAGAAGGTTGTTGACCCAGACACTGGTATGGAGCGTATCAAGTTCATTGAGATACGCCGGGTAGGTGATAATGACCCAACTCCACTACGTGTGTGGTGGGATGTTGATCGTTCACGTAAGTATGTGATTGGTGTGGACGTGTCAGAGGGTATTGAGGTGGAAGCGTCATCAGGCAAGGAAGCCGACTTCTCTGTGATTACTGTCTTTGATGTCCTAGCCCGCAAGGTTGTGGCGCGCTGGCGTGGATACGCTGACCCTGACCAACTTGGTGAGATCGTGTTCAATATTGGTACATATTATAATACCGCTCTTGTTGGGGTGGAGATCAACAACCACGGTATTGCCACTGCCGCCAAGCTGCGTAATATGTTCTACCGCAACCTATATATGCGTGAGACGGCAGAGGATGAGCAGTTCCAGGTACGTACTACTAAGTTTGGTTGGCAGACGAACAAGAAGACTAAGCCGATTATGATCTCCGAACTGCAGCGATCTATTCGTGAAGGTGATATAATCGACTTAGACATTGTATTCATCCGTGAAGCAATGAGTTACATACGAAAAGATAATGGAGCCATGGAGGCACAGCAGGGACAACACGATGACTGTTTTGTCAAAGGAACCATGATCGAGACCATCAACGGGCCACGGCCTATTGAGACAATCAAGATTGGTGACTGGGTACTGACGTCAAATGGTTACTGTCCCGTCGTCCTCACAAGAGCAAGGCCAAAGAAAGTCGTATCTAACATCGGGTTGAGGGGCACCCCTGACCACCCCGTAATACTAAATAGCGGAATAGTCAAACCGCTGAACAAAGTGACAAACGAGGATCTATTAAATATATGGAACAGAAAAAAGCAACAGTTCGAGATACTATCGTATATAAAGGCAAAAAGTATCATCGATACCCAGAGTCAAAGCGATGGGCTCTCAGGAGCTACTACTGGCGTCACGATAAATGGAAGCAAGCGCCTCAATCTCTTCATAGGCAGATATGGATTGATGCACATGGTGAAATTCCTGATGGATGCATCATACACCATAAAGACCACAACCCGCTCAATAACGAGCTTGACAACCTCGCTTGTATTACATCCGAAGAGCATTGCGCCCACCATGTTGCAGATAGGCAAAAAACTCGTAAGGCAGTTTGCCAGTACAAGTATTGCGGAAAAACTTTTGAGCACCGAAACTTTATCAGGACTCCGAAGTTTTGCCGGACACTCTGCTGGCGACGACACCGAAACGGTGTACAACCTTCAGGTTTTATGGTGCCATGAGTATGTAGCGAACAGTGTTCTGGTGCACAACTGTGTGATGTCGACCTCAATTGCCTTACAGATGGCAGATTGGTCTCCATATAACACGGAATATGCAGCAAAATATATACAAAAACCAGTAAAAAGGTACAGGAATGCCACCACAAGAACAACAAAAACCGGACAGAAATACCAAGGCGCTAGCGGAATTAGCAAAGCCATCGAGCGCAGAAGACGATCACGAGCGGTTCACAGAGGACGCTAAAGCCTCTGGTGAGCTCCAGCTCAAGGATATCTTGGAGCGTTTTGACTCCGCAAAGCGATATGTAGACAATGGCCTTCGCCCTCTGTGGGATAAGTGCTACAAAGTCTACAAGGGTAAGCGAGTTATTCGTAACTATGATGGTATCTCAGATCCATCAGTACGTGAAGCCCACACTATTATTGAAACTCTCGTAGCCAACCTGGCAGGTGGGCTACCTAAGTTCCATTTCACTAAGACAAATGAGGAGCAGACAGACGACGTTGATGTCCTCAACAACATGCTTGACTACTACATGATAGTCAACCGTATGGGGCTCAAGAACCAGGAATGGGTACGTGAGTCACTGCTCTACGGCACTGGTGTCCTATACGTCACCTGGGCCAAGGGCCGCCCCGTAATTCAGAATATCCCTCTGCGTGACTTCTTTGTCGACCCAACCTCTACCGGGTTGGTTGAGACAATGCACAACGCACGGTACGCAGGCTTCCATTACTTGGCCAACATTGAAGACCTCAAGCGGCAGAAGATCTACGACCCCAAGAAGGACAAGTTTGTTCCTAAATACACAGGTCTAGATGATGCCGGCCTCTTCACTACAGAAGGCAACAAGGAAGGTGAGAACGCTAATAGCAGCATGGACAAGGAGTTCAAGGACATGTTCTCTAACTCCACACTGTCCGAGAACGCACCAAAGAACCAGGTGTATATGATTCTCCTGCACGACCTCGATACTGGCCGTATCTATGAGGTAGCGAACCGTAAGAAGGTTGTGTTCTCTGCTCCTACCTGGTGTCAGCGAGATGAGCAAGAGGTAGAGGGGATGACGGAATATGAAGGCAAAGAAATCCCTACTAAGAAAAAGCTCAAGGCTATTGAGCCATTCCTGCCCTTTGCTGTCCTCCGTGATTACGTAGACGTTTCGCAATTCTATGGCTCTGGTGAGATGGAGCTTATCTACCGTGACAATGAGTTGGTGAATGACTACGAGGCGATGGACATCGACAACAATGCCTACCAGAATACCCCAATGTACTGGGTCGACCCGCAGTATGCTGACTTTGCTACTGAGATTGAGACTATTCCAGGTGCTGTATATCCAATTCCTCGTAACGCAATGGGTGTAATTGAACGACCTCAACTCTCTGGTGACCTCGAGAACAAGAAGCTCGCGGTTCTCCAGCGTATGCGTCGTGCTACTGCAGCCGATGAGGCAGTGCAGGGCGTGGCTCAGCAGAAGGGTTCTGCCACTGCTACAGAGATTCAGAACCAAGTGAACCAGGCCAACACACGCTTCGCTACTAAGACTGCTAACATGGAGTCTGAAGGGTATGCCCAGCTCGGTTCTCTTTTGTTCAAGCTCATCCAAGTGTTTGTCACGAAGCGATCCACTGTCCGTATCGTTGGCCCTCGTGGTGTATTTTTCCATGACTATGATCCATACGAGTTTGACGGTGAATGGGAAGCACATGTTGAATTAGACAGTACCCTCAAGCAAAAAGAGATTGAGGTGGGTATGCGTGATGAAAAGAATAAGGAACTCATGCTTGGTAATCCAATCTTTGATCAGATCGAACTGTCTCGCTACTTCCTTCAGAAGAATGACCCAGACCTCACAGATGAGAAGTTCAACGCTATGCTTGCTCCTCCTGCTGAACCTGAGGAGCGTGATCCATACGAGCACATTACTATTAATTATAAGGATGCATCACCATGGACGAAGTACCAGATCGAACAGGCTCTGGAGCTGCAGCCAGACCCGAGCCACCTCAAGGAAATGGAAGTGAACGGGATTTTGCAAGCCAAACGCTCCGTGGATGGGCTCGATCCAACTCTCCACGCGGATGGCTCGCCAGTCGCAGGGCTGGACGGACAATCCACATCCATGCCTCCGTCCCAGGGCTCACCGGCAGGGCAAGGCGGGAATTCCTTAGAGCAGCCGAGTGGAGACGACTTAATCGGCATGTCGGAGAAAGATATGGCCTCTCTAGCCCAGGCACAAGCGGCGGCAGAAGACGGTACTAGCCCGATGATCAATGATCATCCTGGTGAAATCCCAGAGGGTAAGCGGCCCTATCCAAAGAAGTAACAATAAAGAAAGGAGCAATCCATGCAAATACCACAAGAAGACATCGATGAGATGAACCGGCGCAAGCAGGTCATCGAGGCTCATAATAGAAAGCGAAAGGAGCGTGAGGATGAGGCTAGGCGAGTGAAGGCTATCTACCAAGCCAATAAGACTAACCCTGCGCTCCTTGACGTCCTCGAGAAAGCTCGCCGCTTCGTTGATTACCACAACCAGATCGCACGAGACGGTGTGGGTATGCGGCAGAATGGTGTCGACAGTAATGGTAATAAGATCAATGAGGAGTACCGCCTCTCTCCTGAAGAGAGATGTAGTGAGCTCGACCAGGCGAAAGGGATCGAGCAATTGATATCCTATATTGACCAAAGAATAAATAATTGATATCATTTTGGGTGAAGCTGCTAGTTGCAGCTAGCAATCGTTAAAAATAAAAAGCCAAAGGAAAAATAGATGGACAATGAGTCTACAACCACTGACGCTCCGCAGGCGGAAGTGACAGACCAGCAGACTCTCCCCACGGAGAACAACCTGGAAAATACATCAACGCAATCTGAGACCCCTGAAGTCGACGGACAACAGGAGGTAGCAGAGAGCACTCCTACCTTCGACAGTGACCTTGACGAATGGGCTGCTAAGACGGGCCGCTCTGCTCCTACTACGGATAGGGAGCGTGAGTTATACCAAGAGATCCGCGACAGTCAGCGTGAATACACGCGTACACGGCAAAGTGAAACTGCACGACATGACGTTGAGAAGACGTTACGTGAAGTTGAACCAGAGCCATATGATAAGCAAGGCGACGGCGAGTATGATCCATATCAGGAACAACAAAACCGATTGGAGCGCATGTTCTACGAAGAGCGTGCGAACCGTCTCCGCGGTGAGTTCTTCCAGGAACATAACGTGACGAGCGAACAGGCTGATATGATGGGTCAGATCCTTAAGGAAAAAATTGATAAGGGCGGGCGCGCTGCTTACGACTTCTGGACAAACCCTGATAATCTGGGCGATTGGTATATGCTAGCGAAAGCTCGCCTTGCCACTGAACCCGACCTGTCGTCTGTTGAAGCTGAAGCTGCCCGCGCTGAGCGGGAACGAATTGCTAAAGAAAGTCAGGCTGCAGCTGCATCGCCTCGCAGTGCTTCTATCACGCAAACACAGAAGCCTGCAGAGTACGATCGAGCCGCATACTTTGCGTCTGACGATTATTAAGCTAATCGTAAGGAAAACAAACAATGGCACAGAACTATGCCCAAAACGTGCTTGGTACTATTGACGAGCGATTCACTATCGACAGTATCACCAAGCCTATTATCAACAACAGCATCCGCTTGGACTACAACGGTGCTAACAGCTGTACTATCTACAACGTTGACGTCGTAACTGAAAGCAACTACGTCCGTACTGGTGCGAACCGCTTCGGTGCTCTCGTAGAGCTTGGTACTGGTACGCAAACTTTCGTTCTCTCGCAGGACAAGGCCTTTACCTTCACTGTTGACCGCGGTAACCTCGAGGACAGCAAGATGGCTCAAGAGGTCGACAAGGCTGTGAAGCGTCAGGTGCGTGAGGTTTCAGTCCCAACGACTGACATCTACCGCTTGAACGTTGCGGCTACCTACGCTGCTGCTAACAACGCTAAGACTGTCGGCGCTGTTACTAACACCAACGCCTACAAATCACTCCTTGATGCCCAGGTTAAAGTTACTGAGCGCAAAGTGCCTAAGATGGGTCGCTACATCTACATGACCGAGACCTTCTACGCATTGCTCAAGCGTGACCCTGAGTTCATCCGTGACTGTGACACCAGCTACCGTGACCTCAAGAGTGGTATCGTTGGTCAGGTCGATGGTGCTACTATCGTTACTGCTCCATCGAGCTACTTTATTGCGAACTTTGCCTTCATGGTGATCCATAAAGATACCTTGGTTGCGCCTACTAAGTTCAACATGATCCGTACGCTTGATGAAGTTCAAGGTATCGATGGTTGGGTTGCTGAGGGCCGTCGTTACTACGACTGCTTCATCCCGAAGAACAAGGGTGTTGGTATCCAAATCCACACAACCGCCTAATAAATTAACGAGGAGTTTCTATAATGAATCAAGAAGTAGAAAATTTGCGTGCTGGTAGCTCTGCTGAGACCTCCAGCACGGGTCTCCTCCCTGAGGGCGTGTATGTGCTCAAGGGTGAGGAAGGTCAGATCCTAGACACTATGATCTGCCAGAACGATGCATTGTATGGCGACGCTCAAGCTGCTGCTGTCACCCGTCTTGGGTACAAGTTCCAGCGGCCTGCTGAAGAGTCAGACTTTGTACCATTCAAGAGTGTCGAATCAGTAAACCACACTGCTGCCCACATTGGTGAGCAAGACGCTGAGTTAAAGGGTATTGCGGCCCGTCTCGCTCTCCTTGAGCAGGAAAACGCTGAACTAAAAGCTAAGGTTGAGGCTGATGCAGTTAAACCTGAGACGGACGAGGCTGCCGAAAACCAAGAAAGCACTGAGGCTAAGTAGTCATGGATAATTACAAAGTTCCATTAGATGAGACGGCTCGCCTTCGGGCGACGCCTATCGATCAAGATACCACGCTCGACCAGTACAAGGTTGGTGTCCTCAGTGTTGAAGGTGATGGGCGCGACATCACACTAAAAATGCCTAGCTTTACTCACGCCGGAATGACCTTCACAATCCGAGACACCGGCTCACTGGTGACTCCAGGTAACCCAGCTGGCGCACGCAACCCAGTGGGTATCGTCCTTGATGGCCCATTCCTTGGTCTTGACGGTGGAACTAGTACTAAGAAAATCCGTCTCAAGAAAGAGGACGCCTTCATTGGTGACTATATTAAGATCACCCGCAGCAGCGCAGACTACTGGCAGGTTGTCGAAGCAGTCGGCGACTGGGAACGGTTCTAGGGGGGGGCATTATGAGCGCCCCCTATTCTCAAGAACTGAACGTCAACATGGCAGACTTGGCTGGCAACCAGGCACTTCCTACCCGTAAGCATGGTCAGGTGTTGAATGCCGTTGGCAAAGATGTAGTCCTCAATGTATCAGGAGGCAACCTCCAGAACGGTCGTAGCTATATCGTCCGTGTTGGCGGCGAGCCAGTTGTCGATATGGGCCCGGCTGGTGCAATCAACCCCAATAAGGTAACCATTAAATGTACCGCGCCTGCGAAGTTCGTTGGTTACGACAACTGGGGCTCTCCTACTACCCTGTCTATCTCTCCAGAGGACGGAGCACAAGTCGGTGATTATGTCACTATCTTTGCCGACACAAGCCTTCTCTGGCTTGTCGACAGTTCAGGGCCATGGAAGCTATCGTAGCCCTTGGTTGACACCCTAATAAACCTTTGCTACTATGGTAGTGCATCGATGCGAAACACCCTGACCCCACATCAGGGTGTTTTCTATATGATAGAATATACCTAGTACTAATATAGGAAACAAATATGACATTACAAGAAGTAAGACAATTAGTGAGAAAGAAGCTCGATGACCTCGAGTACGATGGCGACAACATCGACCAAGCTATCAACTCATTCATCGCTGAAGTCCTCAACAACAACCGCATCGCCTTCATGGAGACCACTGCGGCTATTCCATTCAGCGCTGGGGCTGTCGACATTCCTCTCCCTGAAGACCATCAGGTATCCCTTAATGCAGTGGTGCGTATCCCGGGTAACCAATCATACTCTATCTGGAACAACCGGTTAGAGTACGCAGTGTTCTCTGAGACGTTCCCAGACCCCACTAACAGCTCGCCTCAGCGTGTTTGTGAGTGGTGCTACTACGGCAATAAGATTCGTCTCTCAGCGCCTGCTGCAGAGGCTGGCACGCTTGTCTTGGACTATGTACGACGCCCAGCCCCCGCTACCCAGGACAACCCCACACTGGTCATCCCAGACAACTACAAGCAGATGGTGGTGAACGGTGCGACAGTGCAGATCATGAAAATGAATGAGGATTACCAGGAGGCAGCTCAAGAGGCTGATGACAATGATGCCCTCATCACCACATTTGTGCGCAATGAGTCACGTGCGATGCAGCATGTTGGCCCTATTCGTATGAAGTCTAACCGACGTGGTGGCGCAGGCTGGAGGTAACTATGCGGTCAGGTATCACTAAGAAAAAGCGACCAATCACTAAAACCTCCAAGCAAACTATCGATGAGGTATATGACCTACGCGGTATCAACCTCATTGCGTCATCTCGTACTGTCCCTAAGAATGAGTCTCCATACGCTATCAACTGTCGTATGCAGTCTCGTACTGAGAACGATCACCGGCCAGCTATGTCCACACGTAAGGGTTGTGAAGCCTACATTTCCCCAATCAATGCGTTTGACGCTATGCACGGTAACTTTGACGATGCTAAAGCTGATATCCCTGTCGACAAAGTAAACTGGGTGGCTACACCATTTAAGATTAATGACTACGGTATTAAGGCTATTGCCTCCAAACTCACCCTGATGATCAAGCGTAATGACGGGGCAGCAGGTCAGATCCTTGTGGAGATCCGAGACGACAAGGCGGGTAAGCCTGATAAAGTTATTGCCCAATCATCCTTCACCCTCTCTCGTGTGACGTCCACATACACTAAGGTGGCAGCCAAGTTTATTGATGCTCCCTACCTGAAGCATAGCACTCAATACTGGATTGTAGTGTATGTTCAGGATGAAGGTACTGGTTTGTACCACATTAAGGGCATGACAGGCAACACAGGAGGCTTCAAGTCGAATACATCAGGTAATGTATGGACGCCAGGCCCAGCCTTCCCATATGACCTTGAAGTCGCCGAGGAAGGTAGAGTTAAGGGGTGGACAAGGCGTCGCCCTCAGAACGGCAACAATAAGATTATTGTGGCCTTCAACAATGGCGTGTATGCCCTGTCTGAACTTACTGAAGACGAAGGGGTTGGTGCTGGTTCACCTATCGCAGAGAACCAACCAGCAGAAGCCACCAAGTACCGCTTTGAGCAGATCGATGACAAGACTATCTGGTGCAACGGCTTCTCCCCAGCTATGTGGTATGACGGTACAAGGTCTAGTAAGATTGGCGGTATGTCAGGCACACCAACCCATGTGATTGCCCACAAGAACCGTTTGTTCTGGGTGAAAAAAGAAGACCCAAACCGAGTGGATTTCTCTGGCCTCTATGAGTTCGAATCATATCGCTCTGTCGACTTCTTCTATGTTCCAAACCCTAAGTCCGCTGACCATATCATTGGCTGGACAGTGTTTCAGGACAACCTAGTGGTATTTACTACCAAGACCAAATACATCCTCTCTGGTAACGACATCTCCACCTTCACCATGAAGGAAGCTGTCGGTACAAAGGGTGGGGTGAGCCAGGAGCTTATCTACGCTGATCGTAACTACATCTACTTCATGGCTGATGACAACCAGATCTACCGCTTCAATGGCGTGTCTGACCAACTTATCTCTGACCGTGTGCAGCCAGAGCTAGATAAGATCCAGAACCTCGATACGGCCACTATGAGTGTGTACAATAACCAGCTACGTATCCATTACGCTAAGAAGCCATCTGTCCTTGTTGACCGCGTACTGATGTACGATATGGTGTTCCAGCAATGGTTCTTGGACACTGAACACCCCGTGGCAGGCTCTATGCCAGCTCGTATTGGTGATCGCACAGAGCTGCTCGAGATCTCATCTCGTGCAGGTTGGGTATTCCTAGGGGAGCGAGGTTACTCAGATATGGGCAAAGCTATTGACTTCAAGTACTGGACACCATACAAGATCTACACATCAGGTTCAGCCAAGGATCGTATTAAACGCTTCAGGCCAGTGCTACGAGCCTCTCAATCACGCTACAACATGCTCATTGGTCGTGATATCGATGAGCAGAATAAGCCAGCTATGAGGAACTATCTTGTAGCATCAGAAGGTAGTACCTGGGGTGGAGGCGACACCTGGGGTGGGGGCAAGACATGGGGTTCTGTGTCTCTCGTACAGAAGGCAGCCCCAATGTCAGGCCGAGGTAAGTCCACCCAGTTCAGGTTTGAAAAGAAAGGGGTGGAGACACCAATATTCCTTATCGGCTACATCGCAGTAATTAAATCAGGAAGGGCACGCTAATGGCTAATCTAGGTATATTAGGACAATCACTATCAGGGGGGACTCTCAACCCAGTCCCTCCTAACGCATCACGCGAGCAGCAGATCACGGCTATCAATGACATCATCAACCGTCTCAACGCTATTCTGAAGACACAGACATATTCAGATGGGCAGACAAAGCGGTTTGTCATGGGTTACCAAAAATCTGGTTGGCCAGGTGGGGACTTCGGCATGAAGATCTCATTACCTGGTGTCGATATTGATGAGGCTGGCGAGAAGGGGCTGTTGTTCTCTTGGGATTTCACCACAGGCCAGCAGTCGTTCCGTAATGACATGGGCAAAGAAATGACCCTCATTGACACTAAAGGTATCACTACTGTTGACCCGAACAGCGGTATCTACCGCAACCGGTTTGGTGTGGCAGGTCGTGATGGTCGACCAGGTGTCTGGACATCAGTGGAAGGTAAAGACCTTAAGGTGTTGATTGATCAGTAATGTACAACGACTTCAACCTCAACTCGGATCATCCTCTTGATAAGACTATCTTTATCATTGATGACCTGAGAATTAGCAACAATGGGCAGTACTCCCTTACGGTGAGCATCCCCCATGGTCTCAAGTTCAAACCTCTTGTGTTTGGTAACTGGTCATTTGATAGAAACTTCAATTTAGCTTTTGAGTATTTCTCTGGCCCAGTTGCTGCCCTGCCGTCATTTGGTGAGATCATCTCACCTCGTGTTGGCGTCAGGGCTAATGAGAATGTGGTGGAGCTGACTATCACCTCACTAGATAGGGCCAATGTGTCTTTGTACTGCAGGGTGTTTGCTTTCAAGCCTACCGACGTAGGGGACACCCATGTATTCTCTCCTACCAATAAAGGTGTGGACGATTTCATGGTTAATACAGACTACATCCAGCCACAGCTTATCAATCAAGGCTACGTGGATACCCCATACCTGCAGCCTGGTCAAGGAACATGGAGACACACTGTGGAGCACAGGCTAGGCTACAGACCTCAGGTAATGGCATGGACGGATATCGATGGTTATATGCAGCCGCATGTCTCTGCTGCCTTTGGGGGAGGCCGCGACAGCCTTGGTATTGAGTCCACTGTGAACACCCTGGAGATCACAGCCACAGCCCCATCTATCAATCGACGTTTACACTATAGGATCTACGGTAATGTATAATCCAGATAACTTTCAAATCGTCACAGACTTTGCTACCACCAAGGAAACCAATAGTCACCAGATCATAGTGAAGCTCCCAGCTGGCACATACATCCCAGTCAATGGTACAGCCACAGCCTTTCAGGAATGGAGGGTTGGTGGTAATGGCTGGCTAGTGCGCTCTCGTATTGCCTCTAGGAGGAATGGCACACAGTTCCAAGTATGTTCCACCCTACGCTATTTTCGTGAAGATGTGACTCTACCAGTCTACGCCACAGTGACCAGATCATCTGCAGACACCATCAGGTGCTCTGTCTTTGTCGTCAATGACTGGAGACAGAACTACAGAACAAATGCCGATGAGGAGTTCGTCTTTGAGGTATCAGTGGTTGTACCACCGGTGGCGTGATATAATCTAGTTAGACAAAATTTAAAACAAATAGGACAAAAATAAACAAATGGCCGCACCAGTAGTACGAGATCTCAACCAACTGGTATCCGAATACGGAAGGTCGGTTGAGCCTCAAAAACAATTAATTGACACAGACATTGCCAACAACGAAAAGTCAGGGCAATCACAGATTGAGGGGTTAGGCGCAGCAAAGGATCGTGCATTTAATAAGATCACCCAGTCTGCTCAAAATAAAGGTATGCTATTCTCGGGCTTCGCTCCTGATGCCCAAGCAGAATACACTGCATCTACATATCTCCCAGCCTTAGCTAAGCTTCAGGCTGCTATTGCTAATACAAGGACAAGCCTGCTCGGTAAAAAGGCTGATATTGACAAGAACGTCTACGATAAAGCCTTTGCCACACGTGAGTCAGACATCAGTGCTAAGCGTAGTTGGGACGCAGCAGAAGCCGCTCGTGCCTTCCAGGCAGCAGAAGCTGAAAAGCAGCGAGAGTTTCAACGACAACAGGCAGAGCAAGCTTACCAACGACAGCTTGCCCTGGCTCGTGAACAGCGTGCATGGCAAGCCCAGCAGAACGCAGCAAGCCGAGCATCTAGTGCAAGTCTTGCATCTATGCGTTACGGTGGCGGTGGTGCGGCAGCTCCTAACATTGTTGAGCGGGTTCGTGCAATGCTCCAGGCTAACGCAGGTCGTGACGGCAAGGTGTCACCTACTACCTGGCGTCAGATTGCTGCATACGCTGCAGACAATGGTCTCCGCTTTGGTGGGGCAGGCGGTTTTGCCTCTAAGATGTGGCAGTATGCTAATGACAGCCACTGGCAGGACTACAAAAAAGGTTACGAACGGTATATGTAGGAGGCTATTAGGATGGATGATCCTTTCTTTTCAGCCATGACTGGAGGGGGCGGCGGCGGCCGCTCCTCTGGCGGTGGTCGATCTTATGGTGGTGGGCGTTCCTCTGGCGGGGGCGATCCGTTTTTCTCATCAATGACAGGTGGTGGAGGTCGCTCCTCATATAGAGGCCGCGGCGCTCGCTCTCTCGGTCAGTCTGATGAGTTCTTTAACTCATTTATGAAGCAGTCATATATGAGGAAGAAAAAAGAGAAAAAGGAAGAGGAAGCAAGCGCTGCCGCTAAGATGCGGGAGGAAGCTATCAAGGCTAAGACCAAGGAAGCTGAGAAGCAAGCTCAACAGCAAGGCAACAAGAGCAAGGGCGGTGGCTTTGACCTGATGAAAGGCATCTCTGATGTCGCTAAAGGTATCTCTGATGCAGCTACACAGAGCGCTCGTACTATTGCCGACTCTGCTGCCCTGACATGGAACTGGGCGACAGGTGAGGAGAAGAAGCGCCAAGAGCAGTTGCTCAAGGCTGGTCGTGATCGCTACCAACGCATCAAGCAGCTTGCTGAGCAGGCAGACAAAGCCACTAACGAGGAGGACAGACAGCGCGCCCTAGAGGGTATGAATAATATCCGTAAGATTGGCGACAGGGCTTCTCGTGAGTACAAAGAGTACATGAACGAGACCAAGAAAAAGGCTGACCCAGTGCGAAACCTCGCAGCTGGTGCTGATCTTATTGGCTCTGCTCTTACCTTTGGTGTCGGTGGCAAAGCCCTTTCTGCTGGTGCCAAGGCTGCCGGTAAGGCTGCTTTCTCCAAGGGTGGTATCTCTGCAGGTCTCAAGGCTCTCGGCGGTGAAGGCATCAAGGGAATTGCTAAGAATGTTGGTAAGGATGCAGCTATTGGTGCAGCCTTTGGTGCTAACAATGAGCTCATGAACAAGGGTTCAGAGGCTAAGATTGATGATGTCCTCAAGGGCGCAGGCCTTGGTGCTGCAGTTGGTGCTGCTGCTCCTGGTGTCCTCAAGGGGGCTGGTAAGGCTCTCGGCGGGGCTGACAAGCTAGCTGGCAAGGGTCTTAGCAAGGCTGTTGGGGTAGATCAGTTCAGCAAGCATGGTGTGATCGGTACACTGGATCAGTTCCTCTCGCGTGGTATCAAGAAGGCCGGCTATGCCACTGAAGACGCTTTGAACAAGACAAAGCTTGGTAGCAAGCTTGTTGAAGGCAAAGACAACTTCATGCAGAAATGGGTGACTGACAAGCACAACATCCTCAAGGATCTACGACGTGCTGACTTTGAAGCCGGTATGGGTAAAAGCCCAGGCTATGAGATGCGTGCTCGTGAGTTGATGGGGGATATCTCCCGGTCATCAGGGCAGGCAGCTTCATGGCTTGAGAATAACCCTAACGCCCAAGCTCTCTCACAGAGCCTACTTGATCGTGCAGCTGCTGGTAAGGGTCATCGTATCCGCGGCAGTGGTGCTGACACTAAGATTGGTATGCGTAGTGGTAGCTCTGAGCAGGTCTCTAAAGAGTTTGATGAGTATGCCAAGATACGCTCTGAGTTTGACCTCATGAACGCTGGCAAGAAGGACTTCAGTAAGGAGAAGGTTGATAACCTGAATAAGCGGTGGCAACAGCTCCAGGACAAGGGTGTCAACTACGAGAAGGAATACAACCTTCTCACTAATGTCTACAAGGATGACCTCAAAAACCGTCTAGATAACGGGCTCATCTCTAAGACTAAGTACGATGAGCTGGCTAATAATGGCTTTGACTATGTCCGTGTGCAGCGTGAGCAGCCTAAATGGCTCACTGAGAAGCCCAATAGTGGGGCGACAAGTAGCCGTAAGGCCTCACTATCAAGCTCTGAGACGCTCCAAAAGCTCGACAAGCATGCAGAGGGTGAGCAGCTGTCACCACTACAGGTGATGATGGATCGTGTGAATAACACCCATCTGGAGGCCACAAGGAATAAGGCAGCTAGCGAGATTGGTGAGATGTTGAGTCAGACTGGTGCAGGTAAGTACATCCGCACCACTGACATGATCAATGAGAAGCGAGCATTGCTCACTAAGGTGGCAGAAGGTAAGCAGATTGCTGCTAAGCTTAATCGCACCTTGAGGACAAACAAGAACGCAGCCAACAACCTACGTAAGGAAATCACAGCGTTGAAGGCTGAGGGACGTGATAAGCTTACTCGTAAGATGAATGAGACAGTTGACTACCTTGATGACCTCGCCAAGAAGAACCCGAACGGGGTGTTCTCTGACCGTCAGATGGCAGATGTCCTCACCTCTATGTCGTCTACTGAGCTGCGCCGTCTCTCACGTAAGATCGCCACCAGAGACAAGAACATGCAGCCGTTCCTGGATCGTATTGAAACCCTCAATGGGCAGCTCAAGAAGGTGCACGAAGCTAACCGTAAGAACTGGTGGGACGCTAATAGCATCAAGACTAACCCATCCACTGGTGACATTCCAACCTTCTCATTCCTAAAGGATGGGGAGAAGAATATTGTTCAGACATCACCAGAGATTGCTCATGCTATCCATGGGTGGGGCAAGCAGAATGTGAACGCTCTCACTGAGTTTGCTCGTAGGACGAACCAGATGTTCAAGGCTGGGACAACAGGAGTGAACCCAGGGTTTGCTATCCCTAACTTCATTGGCGACCAGGTAGAGTCAGCTATCAACTCGAAGCATGTTCTGTCGACCCACAACCCAATCAACTTCATGCGGGCCACTATGATGGCAGCAGGCAAGCCTCTCACTAAGAAGGATGCACAGATCCTTGAGCAGTATGCTAAGTTCAACTCTGGCGGTAAGGAGATTGACATCTACCGCAAGCAGAAGGACGCAGCTGGCCAGGTATCTGACTGGATCAACAATGCCGGTAAGGGTGGTCGCTCTCTCGAGGAGATGGCCAAGAACCCCAAGGAAGCACTTGGCGATATCAGCAACGTAGCTAAGCGGGCTAAGGTGAAGACATCGGAGTACATCAACCCTATGAAGGCTGGTAAAGCTGCATGGGAGAAGTTCCAGGATGCTGTTGGTCTGACTGAGGACATCACTCGTATCCAGAACTTCCGTGGCACATACAACAAAGCTCTCAAGGATGGTATGTCTGAGAGTGCTGCCCTGTCACATGCTAAGGTAGCTTCTCGTGAGAACTCGATCGACTTCAATGAGGCAGGTGAGATCGGCCGTGTAGCTAACGCGTTCATCCCCTACTTCAACTCGTCTATCCAAGGTTCTCGTGCAATGGCTCGTACTCTGCGTGACAACCCAGTGTCTGCCTCTATGAAGATTGCTGCTATTGCTGGTACTCCTACTGTTGCCTCCACTGCGTGGAACTTATCAGACAAGGATCGGGCTGCTGTCTACAAGGATATTCCAGAGTATGAGAAGCAAAACAACTTCATTATTGTGATGCCTGGTGCTCACAAGAAGGAGGACGGTTCATACGAGGGAGTCATCAAGGTGAAGAAGCCTGCTGGTGTGGGCGCGTTTGTAGAGCCTGTGCGTAAGTTCATGGAGTACCAACACGCTACCGGTAAGGATCTATCAGACTTCCTCAAAGAGAATGGCGGTGGCCTAGCAATGGACTTTGCCAGCGACCAAGGGCCTGTGAAGTTTAGTAGGGACGGTAAGTTTGACCTCCTAAGTACTGCTGGCTCTGTTGTCCCTGTGGCTGTGAAGCCTGCTCTTGAGGCGGCCCTCAACAAAGATATGTACACAGGACGCGACATTGTGTCTGACAAGCTAGCGGAGAATCCCCTAGAAGAGCAGACAAGCAAGCAGAAGAGCTTACTAGGTTCTGCCCTAGCTAACCAGCTTGGGGTTGCTCCTAAGCACATTGACCACTTCATCAAAGGCCAGTTTGGTGAGCTTGGCACTAACATCCAGAACGCTGCCGACCGTCTAGCAGGTGCTGATGATGAGTGGGCTGGTGGCCGTAGTATGGACAGGTCTATCACGAGGCGGTTCTCTGGGGCTGCTGGAGGGGCTGCAACCACTGCGTTCTATGATGCATATAATCCAGCCTCTAACGCCCGTAAGAAAGCATCTGAGCAGGTCACAAGTCTTATTCAGCAAGGCAAGATAAATGAAGCAAAACGCCGAGCTAACGAGTATAATGAAACTATAGCCAAGCGGTTCAGCAGCTTCATGCATGACCACGCCGACTCGGCTGGGTATGACGACAGTTGGAACGACAAGATCAATAAATTGTACCTGTCGACCAGCGTTAAATCATTTAAGGCGAGAGCCAAACAAGCAAGGAAAAAATAAACAATGCCAACAATTTCACCACCACTACCGAACGATGGCGAAAGCATTGACGCCTCTGACGTCAATGTGCCATTCAACCAGATTGTGTCATTGCTCAATGGCCAACTGGATCTCCAGAACATTAAGCCTGGTAGCTTGAACTGGACAGTCATGAGCGACACCAACAACCGTATTCCATCCACATCACTTGAGGACGCAGCGAATGCTGAGAAGTTCCGTAAGGACGCCAAGATCTACTTTGTTGTCGAGGGTATGATCTGGAGTCCTCTCAACGGTCTTAATGCATCGATGACAGCAGGTAAGTACTTCGCATCAACTGGTAAGTTTCTTGATGTACAGGCTATCTCAAGCAAGGAATTTCAACAGAACCGTGACACATATGTGTATGTGAACTCGAACGGTACAATGAACTACAATGCTAAGCCCCTTAAATCAGGTATTCCACCATCCGTGGCTGGCACTAGCCTGCTGGCTCGTGTGACTACAGATAGCTCTCGTGTCACTCATGTTGACGACCTACGCCAACTATACGCCTTGAACCCACATAACATGTATCCTGGCCTCGTGAACTACAGTAAGGTCGAACAATTCACAGGTCAGTACTGGCACGACAATAAGCCTATCTATAAGAAGACACTGGAGTGGCAGACAAATGGTAGCGGCGTAGAGCAATCGTTCAAAGATGATATCTTTGATAAGATTGACACCCTTATCAGCTTTGAATCAGCTGTGAACACCACAAGCGGTGAGCGTTACCCAAATGGTTACACCAACCCATCAGCCCCATCGTTGCAGTACTTCCAGGCCAAGCTGGCTGTGTTGTCTGGTAACAACCGTGTGCTAGCATATAACACCAAAACAGCTGGTACAGCCCACGCTACATTGTGGTACACACGGTGGAGTGAATAGTGTATAATTGATCGGATACAAAATATAATGAGTAAGAGAATGCCTGACGATCAAAACGGTGGAGTGCCCACAACAGTTAAGGAGGTTGGCATCCACATTGGTTATCTACGTGATGACATCAATGAGATAAAGGATATGATCAATAAACACATTGGTGCTGCAGTGGTGCGTAAGGAACTAGACTATGAAATGGCAGACGCACACCGCATCCACCAAGATTTCGAACAGCGTATCAGTCGTGTTGAGCAAAAGCAAGAGGCTAAGGAAGGCGATGAGGTGAAGCTCTATAAGAACATCACCTACATCGTGGCTTGCGGTCTCGTCATGATGCTACTTGCACAGTACGGAATTGATAAGTTCTTCCACTAATAAACATAACTAGGAGGTTTCTCATGGAACTTTTAAAACCATTTATTAGCAAACACACTCGTATTGGCCGCGCTGTACGTACCGCCTTACAGGTTGCGATTGCACTATTCCCTGCTGTCCTTGCAGTGCTGAACACCCCAGGGCTCGAGCAAAAGCTAGTTGACCTTGGTGTCTTACAGGCAGTTGGCCTATTCCCAGTATGGGCAGGTGCAGTGAGCTATGCATACAACGTAGTTGAGCATGTCTACAAGGACATCAAAGAGGAGGACAAATAGTGCTAGGAGAGAACGCTCAGGAATGGGCAAGCAAACGTATTGGGATCTTTTTCCCTGCCGACACCGACGGTACCGGTCGTGATGGTGATCTAACAGGTCAGTGTGTTAGTGAGATAAAATGGTTCTTAAAGGAATGCTGCAAGGATATCCCTGCACCGTTCATGGCTCGTGGCCACGCTAAGGACTTTGGTGATAGCCTGGTCAATGCTGGCTTGGCTGATCGTGTTGGTGACGTTCGTCGTGGCGACATCCTTGTATGGCCATACGATGGTGGTCAGTACGGTCACATTGAGGTCGCTATGGGTGATGGCACGTCGTTCGGTCAGAACTTCAACACAGGCCAGCGCCGTAGCATGATCAACGCTGCTGGTGACCTGGTGTATGCTGCAGATGTGGCAAGCATCAATGATCCACGCCGTGTTGGCCCATACGTAGCCTACCGCGTGCGTAGCTACATTGAGTACGTACCAGCGAACCGTGACCGCACAGCTGAGATCAACTACCTCAATGATATGTACCGCCAAGTCCTTGGCCGGGACGTGGACGACAGTGGACGCAATCACTACCTTGCGCAGATCGATGCAGGTTGGAACTGGGATCAAATCCGTGCCGACCTGATGAACAGCGCAGAAGGTAAGGAAGTAGCTGCACGTCGTCTTGAGGAAGCTAAAGAAAAAGCCCGTGAGTTGAACGCTGCATATGAGTCAGAGACCAACGAGATTAAGCGTCTCTACCGTACTATCTTAGAGCGTGAGGCAGACGACAATGGTGTTGAGCACTACCGCTCACAACTCCGTAATGGCTGGAACTACGGTATGATCGCACAAGACTTGTACGACAGCGCCGAGTACAAAGAACTGCAGGCTATGAAGCAAAAGCAAGCTGAGGAAAAGGCTCGTGCTGAAGCTTCCCAGAAGGTGCTTGAGGCAACAGAAAAAGAGGTTACGACTCCAGAGAAAAAAGAGGAGAAGTCAGACGACACCACCCTTCTCACTGAAGTTCGAGACCTTCTCAAGGGCTTGATGGATATGCTAAAACGCGTGTTCCATATCGGCCAGTAGTGCTATAATAGCTGTAGACACAAACACCGAAAACAAAAAAATACCCCTCAACTAGGAGGGGTATTACTATTGGTGGCTACCACCAGCGCTTAGCTTGCCAGGCAGCCCAGGCCCCAGCCCAACCGCCGTAGCGGCCCTTTGCATAGGCATCAGCCCCACGGATGTGACCAGCGATGTTGCCAGTACCACCCCACTTACCACACGGCAGCTCCTGGAAGTAAGCACATGCGCCACCATTAGGGTTGACTGCATTTGGATTACAACCAGATTCTTTCTGTGCGATATTCAGGGCGTATGGCAGGTCACCAGCCGAGATACCGTTAGCCAGTAGTATCGAACTGATAGCCTGACAACCAGCTGGTGCAGCTGCTACTACTTGCCGTTGTGGGGCAGGAGCGGCAGCAGGCTGTGCTGGCTTTGCAGGAGCTTGTGCCTGCGGCTTGTCGATACAATTGAAAGGTGCGTCTGCGGCAATCCACTGTTTGCTCTCATCGCATTTCTGTGGATTGTCTTGCCAGGTGAGTTGCTTCTTAGCTTCTGCCTCAGCCTTAGCTTTCGCTTCAGCTTCTTGCTTGGCCTTCTCAGCTTCCCGTTTCTTCTTGTCGTCAGCCTTTCGCTTAGCCTCCTTGGCTAGCCTTTCCCGCTCAGATGATAACTTATCCATCTTGTGAGCTTTCGACGATCCTGCGGCCTCTGAAGCGCTCTGCTGGCTATCGTACTTGATCTTACTATTATTACTTGGCGTCGCCATTGCCACGAGACCTGCGGTGAGGGCTACAACTGCAGCAACTTGGACTGTGGTTTTGGTTAGTTTACGCATAACAATGTTCAGTAACGGACACGTTAGGTATGAACTAAACCTCCTTCGTTTTAATTATTTTTTCTTTAGCTCTTTAGTGACGTGTGCCACGATGAGCAGCGACGCTGCAAAGATGGTCGCATACCCTAGTATACTACGCTCGGCAACAGGCATGTAGCCGACGAGGGCAAGCCCAGCGATGACAATAAGAGACAACGCAAAAGGCGTGATAATATTGGTTAGCTTTTCAAACATTCGGTTCTCCTTTCATTCCTTATGTTTGCTACTATCCATACTATCACGCCAAAAGAGAGATGTCAATAGTTTTTCTCTTTTATTTTTTAATCCTCTAATACATATACATAATAAGCTGTGCCATCATGGCCGTCGACACCAAGGAGATGCTCAAGCTCACCGATAGCGTCCGCCCCATCCTTAGCGTAGACTGTGTACTCCTTGAAGTCGTTTTGGTCGGCATACACCTTGAACTTATACTTTGTCATTGTAGACCCTTTAGCTCGAACGATATACCAGTCCTATTCATAATGTCGGTTGAGATCTTACCGGCATCAGCAGTGTGGAATACATCAGCGTTTACGAACTTGTCAGTGAGCACATAGCTATGGGTAGACCGGTAGTACTCTCTAATATAGACATCAATGCCGTTGATTGTGGCCTTCAGAACGACATTGTGGGCACGATCATTAGGATGTGTGGCAGCAAACTGGCATATCGTGAACCACAGCTTGCGACGCTGCTTCTCATTGATAGATAAACTAGAGGTGATCCATACGACATACTGTTCTTTGCGACTCACCTTTCCTAGCACTGTCGTCAGCCCAAGGTATTCATCCTTGGTGACACAGATCCATTCAGGATCAACATCTATATTAAAGCCCATGTTCCTGATAGCCTTCACGAACTGGGGATATCTCATGGGCTCTTCAGTTGATGATTTTACCATTTAAAATACTCCTCTCTTTATTTGGTATACATTCTCAGTTTACCAAAAGAGAGGAGTATTTACAAGAGGGTTACTAGTATTCTTCTATGTAACTGATCTTGTCGCCAAAGAAGTCATCAAGCCAATCACGCTCACAGGCAGAGATACTATCGTTAGCTTCTCTAATGTCATTCGTCATCTCGATTTCAAGAGCTGGCTTGCCCATCATGACAACAGTCAATTGCCTAACGTATGAACCATTCTTGTGCTTGGCAACCACCTTATTATATCGATCGGTTAAAGGTGTGTTTGCAAACTCTGATACAAGGCTGATCAACTCGGCGCGGGTGACTTCGTTCTCGATCTCACTGGAGTCCACCCACCCGTTGGCGAATTTTCTAAGTGATACGCCGGCGCATGTCCCGCCCCCTATGGAGATGTCGACACAATATTGTCCCCTTCGTACCCTAAAACCAGCAGCTTGGGCTAATTCCTTAAATTCACTAAGTGTCATTACATCTTTACCTGCTTAGTGATTGCGTTGCGTACACCGCCTGTGTATGCTTTAGCCTGTACAGTATCAAGTCGGCGATTGATAGCGTCCACAATGGCTTCGCGATCGCTAATCTCTGCAAGCATCTGATCCTTGTAGGCCTGTAGTTCACTCTCTGGAAGGCCATCTACAACCTCTTGCATTTCAAACATTGCAGGCTGGACAGGTTCAGCTTCTGGTGTCTCCCAATCATGGGGCTCTACTGTGTTACCTTTGAAGACGTCACGCGGTAATGCCAGCTGGTCTACCATCATGTCATTACCTTGGCCGATGTGTTTCTTATATTCGCTCATACTTTCCTCCGTTTGATGTTTACAATGTCCGCGCAAGTGATCACTCAATGTGTCGAACTGCGCCCACTTGTCGTTAGTTTCTTGGCCTAGTTTTGGTGTGTTGTAGTTCATTTTTTAATCTCCCTATATTCTATTGGTGTTGAACAGTATTCATACATGGCGGCGAATAGTTTGGCTCGCCTCTTGTCGTCAAGGTAGTAGGTTCGGTCGTAGTCTGTGCTCATGAGGTGGGGTATTGTGTTGTCCACAACACCCACCATCGTTGCATCTTTGTCGAACACTTTCACTGTCGACTCGTCACAGATTACGTGGAACTTATCGCTCGTGAGTATCTTTTTCATTCTTGAATATTTCATCAAGCTCTCCGCTTTCCTCTAACTCTTTAACTGCTTTGCGTGCAAGCGCTATAGATAAGGCATCAGAGAATTTGTTTAAAAGGATACCCGGGATGAGAAACGTCCCAATAATAGATACCGTCCGCATGTACAGCTCCATTGCGTCGACAATTGCGCAGATAGAGCTGAACAACATGAACGCAATTATCAAGCTGAAATACAACACATGTCCCTTTGAGTAGTATAGTTCTCGTAGTTTGTTCATAGTTTTTTACCTCTCATTTTAACTTTGTTAAAGTACCTGATCAGCTTTCTCAGACCAAGCCTGCTTAAATTTATGTAGTGCGTCGAACAGTTCACCAGCGAATTGCTTACCTTCCTCTGTCGTCATCTCTGGGCGATCCCAATCGATCTTGGCGATGGCCTCAAGGATCTTATTACGATCAGGCAACAGGGATTGACGGCGTTCCTCATCAGCCTTACGCTGGGCCTCCATTTGTGCTTTGCGCTCTTCCTCTGCCTTTGCCTCTTCCTCCTGGCGTCGCTTCTCAGCAAGCTCTTGCTGTATTCGGAGGCTTTCTGCTCGGGCGTTGGCGGCTTCTAGTTCTGCGAGGCGACGAGCTTCTTGTTCCTCGCGGAGGCGCTGGGCAATCTTCGCGTCCTCTTCAGCTTGCTTTTTCTTACGTTCTTCCTCAGCCTTGCGCTCCTCTTCTTTTTCTTTAAGGCCGTTCAGGAAGTCGACAAACTCACCCTCAGTCATGTCTGCAAACGTCTGTGTGTACATCCGAATATCTTCAGTGGTGACGGCCATGGCAGCAGCTGTACGCTCCTCGATGAGTTCCTTGCGTAGCTTCTCACGGAGACGCTCCAGAAACTCCTCTTGCTCTTGCAGGTATTCCTCAGCCTTCTTAACTTCATTGGCGACTGTACGATTGATGTAGTCGATAGCCTGACCTCGTGAGAGGATACCAGCCTTCAACTCATCGTGACGCTTCTTGATGGCCACGCGGAAGGCCTTGAACTTCAGTCGCTCCTGGCGGGCCTGCTTCATCACATCTACCTGCTTGGCGTCAGTGACCTTAATATTTTGGTAAGTAGCCAGGGCTTCGCCGATCTCCTCGAACGGTGCACCGTAGGCTTTGATAAGTTGATCCATGTTCTCTGCTGTCATACCGGTCTTGGCCATGACGGCCTTGAATTCCGACTCGGAGAATATGGTTGGCAAGTTATTACTCATTCTTTAACCTTTCGTTTATTATTGCTTGTACTTTATCTTTATCAACACGACCGCTCAGATAAGCCACTAATACGTTGGCGAAACTCTTGTCTGTCCTTGAGATACGGCGTAGCATTGCGTTTGCGGCGATATCTTCAACAGTGTGCTCATCAAACAATCCAGCCTCTAGTATCTTGTTGACGATGTCCCGCTGGGCGGCATAGTATTCAGCCTCTACATCCATCACATCCTACCTAGCTGATCAATGATGGCGTCTTTGACGCGCTGCTCTACGTAGCCGGCGACAAAGGCATGTGAGTTGTCCCACTCCTGCACATCGTCATGCTCTTTCAAGCCTTTCATAATGTCATTGATGTCAAGCTGCACGCCCTCTACGACGTCTTGGATTTTGTATTTTGTTAGTAACATTTGTACAACCTTTCTACTCTCATCTTTTACGGTTCTAGCCATTCGCAAAAAGCGTAGACTCCAATAACGGTAAACGATATTACTGTTAGTAGTAGCGCGAAGTACCAAGCTTCTTGTGAGGGCACAGCACCAGCTAGTATCCACATATAGACGGTATGCATTACCCTTGCTGCTACTATCACTATGACTGGCGAGAATAGGGCTAGCAGCAGCTTTGCTGTGTACTTCACTTTATTCATACATTGCCACCTTTGTTGCCAATATACCCATACGCTCACGCGGTGTAAGGCCACCTCTCATGCCGTACTCTACATCGCCGGTCATCAGCGCATCTGCTAAACACTCACCTTTTACTGGACAATCGCCGCATATCTTACGTGCGATCTTGTAATTGTCGTACCCGTTGTAATCATCTACATATGCTTTGTTTTGCGGAAAGAAAACTTCCGGGTCTGTTTGTGCGCATAGTGCGCTGCCTCGCCATTTATTGTGCATCTGGAAAATTCCCTTCATCATCGTTAGTGTTTGTCATGTTCATGCCAGCACAAAAGGCTTTTGCTTCAGCTATATCACTCTCCATAGTCAAACACCTGCTGGCTACATGTCATGTCGTGGATGACGCGGTGTAGCACATCGTCTGCCGTCATTTCCTCATCCTCAAGGATATCCATCCACTTGGCTGCCACATCGCCTGCCCGCTCCTTAATCAACTCCATGATCTCATCAGCCTTCATGCCGTTGTTAGTTGATTTGTCTAGAATTGCTATAATTTGTTGTTTCATTTCTTACACCTTTAGATTGTTCTTTTTGATATAGTTGTCGATGACCTCATCAACGTTGTTGATAGTCTCTAGGAGATGCTCCCTGATATCTTTGAGTGCATCCTCTGGGCGACGCTCGGCAACAGACTCATACATCATAGAGGAATCATACACCGACTTAAACGCGTCTCGCACCTCTCTGACGTCATAGACCATCGCCTCTTGCAGCATGTCGATTAGGGCTTTTATTACTTCCTTCTCCGACATGTCGCTGTTCAGAATGTATGCTAATTTACTTTCCAATGTGATACTCCTCTGCTAGTTTCTGTAGTCTGATGAGAATATTCTGGATAGTGTCACCGCTCTTGACTATGGCGTCCACCATCTCCCGGGTTTTCTCATCCTCACCCACCATACGAACCTCTCCGTTCATCGTAATCTACTATGATGTCGATCGCGTCACCGATCAGTATGATTGCTTTTGCCAGCTTCTCACGATGATCGTTGTCTGGGTCTGATAACTCCTTGGCTAACCAGTCCTGGGCATCAGCGAGATCAGCTACTGCTGAATCGACATTGTATTCTTCACCACTCATACGCTATCCCTTCATTTAATTCTTCTAATAATTCTGTAGTACCATTAGCCTGTACATTCATGGCTTGGTACTGTAGTATCTGCTCTTTTGTGATCAGTGCGTCTCTCCTTTCGTTATCTTTATACTCTCATCTTACTCCCTTTTGATAAGAGAGTCAACCCCTTTATTCGAAAATCTCCACGATTGCTCGTGGATGGTCTTTATCAAGATAACCTTTGGCGCTAATCTCTGACACGTAACGCCATGCGTCGTCATCAATGAGCCCTTCGTCTACTGTCACTCTCCTGCCGTCCACAAGAGCCTTCTTGGGCTGTAGGGCATCAAGGATGGATGAGATGGCATTGTCCATATCTCTACGCACGTGGTCGGGGTAATAGAACGTGAATTGCATACGACACGGGTAGTGTTTCACGCGGGTAAAACCTTCATCTTTGACATACTGCCTGACGCCTTTCTCCCACGCTATAAACTTTTTATTGGGGAAGCTACGCCCCGTCCTAGTGTTAGCTCGTCCATTCTTCTTAGATGGTACGACACCAGGTAATACCAATACTTTAACGCTTTTCATAGTTGTTTATGTGCCTTCATATGACAAGAACGCGAGAGCCAGACAAGATTACTTTCTGTGTAATACAAGTCCGGCCTCGCGTTCCTACTAATAATATGGTGGAGATCCAGACTCTCTGATGCTCTGTGGCATGGCTCAAAGCCAAGCTTTTCACACTGACACCAGAGAAGTCCATTTGAATCTCTATCCCTTGCTGCCTTTTTGTTTCGAAATTCGCGCCATTGCTCCTGCTTTCGCCCCACTTTTCTTAACGGGGAGCGCCTCAAACTTGAGCGCTTTTGCAAGGGCTTTGATCTGAGCATTACCCTTGACCCCGGTCTTGATCTTCGGCAAGGCTTTTGGCAATAGCTCGCTTAAACTCTCTAAGCTCTCCGCTGGCACGTCTTCCCTTTTCACCGGCTCGCTTTGAGATTTCTTTGAGTAGTTCAGGGTTCGTATCTTTGAGGTAACCAAAATACCCACGCCCCCTAGTGCGACCACCCATGCGACCAATTCTCTTGTAGAAATCTGATCCATGTCTCTCCTTTGTAGTTTTAGCGGCGTTCTTTTTCGCCTTACTGTAAGCGGAGGGGATATGTCCTACCCCCTCCAAGCTGTCTCGTCTAGCCACCGTTAGGCCTTCTTAAGAGTTAGGAAACGGTACTCCGATACCTTGTAGCCTTCAGGTAGAGGACAGTTAGTATCGCGCTGGTCACGTGAGAAGAAGTAAATTGGAGTCTTCTTGTCCGAGTTTTTAAGTTGTACATACCGTACATTGAGGTAGTAACGCTTACCTTTTTTGTTGATGTGTGAGTAACCCATTATGTTCTCCTAGAATGGCAGGTCTGCCAGATTAACGTCGTTATTATTAGTTTGCGCTGCTGCTTGTACAGCCTCGACTTGTGGTGCTTCACCTTCGGCCATCATCTTTTGATATTCCTGGCTGGCTTCAATCTTCTTCTGTAGCCATTCAGGAAGTTCGCCAAGGACAGCCCCGTCTGGATCGCTCACCGAGAAGGCTACCACCGGACGGACACCAGGTGCTTTATCCTGTGTCGCCATGATAGTGTTGACGTTCGCGTATGTGCGATCGCCACTCTCTGTGTGAACAATTTGGACGGTACAATATTTGTCGAGCAAGGTAGTTAGGTTGAATTGAGAAGCCTCTTGGTCTGTGAAAGGCTTACCGCGCCATTGCTCGAGGAATGGGCGAAGCTTTGACTTCTTATTCATCGACAAGGTGTAGCTACCCATGACTGTTGGTGTGCCATCTACTGGCTGGCCATTGGAGTCTTTGAGAAGCTCCCAGAACAAGTACACCTTGCGCAGGTCTCTGTCCTTGCCCATAAAGTTGAATGTGTGTGTGCCGATGTCTACCATCTGGTAGCACCGAGCTAGAAATACACCCGCTGGTGCGACTTCATAGTCACCACCAGAAGCTGATGCGGTAATTGTAATCATATTACTCTCCTTATTTTTTTAATAAACTTACTTAAAACAAGACGCTCTGGTTGGTTATATACAGGGGTATATATACGTTAAGTACATATTACGCAAGTTTGATACAGTCACTAGCCAAGTGTGACTATTTACGAGCTGTGTGCGTCTTAAGAAACTGACATGAGCTAGACCCAGAATTGAAGAAAAAATGGGGTTTTTCGTCCGGAGGGTAACCAAGATGAAAAACTGTAAACTTGAAAGAATAGACTGAAAAGCTTACTAACTACGTGGATTAAGATTCGTAAATCTTTAGTGATGCACGGGTCTAAAAATTCTAAATTGTTAATGATCTCTGAGCAGCTGTGGTTAATATTTGAGAGAGACAAAATTGTGCTGTGCTGGATCTGCTCTAAGGATTTTACACCTTTACTCTATTATAGCGCTCTCCTTTGATAAAGTCTACCCCTTTTTCAAAGTTTTCTGGCATTTTATGCCTGCTTTGCTGGCACTTGGAAGCCTCCTTCCAGTATGTCGAGTAACGGTGCTTGTCGTGCCTACGGAAAGCCTTATTGTAGCGGCTCATTGCTACTGATGGCACTTCACTGTAATCTACACCGTGCCACTCGCGGGCGGACATTTTGGACTCCAGAAGATCAGCCTTAGCACGTAGCTTTGACAGAGCTTTGCGGTAGTCTCGTGGAGTCATATGGAGTAGCCTCATCATAGTGCGAGCCATTTCTCGTGTCTCCACTGAGCTTGCATTCTCTGACGGCAACCACTTGGCTAGGGTCGAAACCTCACCACCAGCTAGTTCATCCTCAAGCTTCTTGCTAATAAACTCTGCCATGTTAATGAGCACTAACGGGTGTGTGTCGCTGTGCCAGAGATCATCCCACCGGCCATACTCTGGTACTAGTTCAATGTTCTTGATGACTGACTCTGGGGCGATCTGTGATAGCTTACCCCACCCGATGCGAAATGCTTCTCGTGCTCCCACACCTTCCTTGATGTCTCGGGTGAAAAACAGGAAGCGCATTGTTAGCCCTTTGTCTTTCTCCCATGCCTCATCGATGATCTCATTGATGAGGATCGGTGTATTCTTGAGAGCTGGTAGGGCTTCCCACCAATCCTCAAACACTGTACCTTTTAAATCCATTTTGTATAACTCCTTTTCTGTTATATCTCTATTGTATAGAGAGAGGGATTAAAAGTCAACCCCTTTTAGCCACAAAATCCCACCATTTTACGGCGACGCTCCATCTCATTCCAGCAAGCCATCGAGTTGGCGATAGCTAGGTCACCAGAGATAATGAGGCGCTTCATTTCGTTGTAGCTAAGCTCTGGCTGAGCTGCCACCATATCGAACACCTTTTGATAGTTCAATGCGATAGTGTGATATGCTTTAAATGTGCTAAACAGGGCTTGCCAGCTCCATGATTGTAGATTACTTGCTTGCATTTCGTTCTGCTGCCTTTCGTTCACCTTCTTTTGTTGCCATCTCTGAGATCTCTAGATCGCAGTCTTTGCACCAGCTCTTGCCATCCTCGCGGCGCTCTAACATGTGTCCGTAGTGGCTTACTGCTGCCTCTGCTAGGTAAAGCTCCCAGTGTTCGGCCCAGGTTCGTTTATTCTTGCGATCAACTCGTGTGATCTTGAGCGTTGCGTTGGCGAACCTGAGTACCAAGCCTCGCTTAAATTCTGGATCATCATACGCTTGCTCGTCGATGATGTCCGTGATTTCTTCTCTCTTGGGCATTTAGCTCCTCTCTTTTAACTTATGTTACCCTGATGATATCAAACCAGAAGGCTTTTGTAAACCCCCACTTTGCTGTATAATGCTTGATGTCGGGGAGTTTTGCTCCTTTCCTCCACCGACAACGCTAATCTCCATAGATCCTGGGAACAATTCCAGGATCTTACTTTTTTGATCAGCTGTCGGTATCACAGGTTGTGGCTTCTCCACCACCTCTGCCTCTGGAGTCTGCTCGATAGCCTCCATGATTGGTGGCTTCGGGGCTTCAGGCGCAACAGGCTCGGCTGGTGCGATAGTGGTGATCATCTGAGGTTTACTATAGGTATCAAAATACGTTTCAGGATCAAACTTCATGAGTAAATAGTCGAGCATCTCCTGTTCAGTGTCGCCCCGTTCGTACCACTCACCCCAATCCTTGACGCCTTCACCGTCATCAGGTCTGAGGTCTGAGTAATAATACACTTTGCTGATTGACTCGGCCACCTTTTCACCAGCCCTGTCGTTGTCACCAGCGAAGTAGATGGTGATGCCATTCTCTTTACAGTACTCTGCAAATTGCTTGATCAACTTGTCTTGTGATGCCGATGGTGTGGCAATCACTGGCATACCAAGCTCTGTGAGGACAGCAAAGTCGCTAGAGCCCTCACAGATCAAAATCTTGTCCGTGTCTGGCGTGATATTCCACTGGCCATATAAACGAATTGGCACACCCGGCCAGAAATTAAAGCGAACTTTACCAGTGAGATTACGCCACTGGGCAAATAAAATCTTGCTACGGTCACTATTCCAGTACGGGATAAAGTACCGCTTGTGCACCGCATCATACCGCCACCCAAGCTCATTGAGGGTGGAGGCTGAGACTTTGTGCAATGAATGATCAGCAGGGATCTCTGGGAGAGACTTCCAGGTATTCATCATTTTCTGCTGCTCGATAGCTATCTTACCACTGTTCATGTTGTTATTGCCTACTGAGGGGCTTTGTGTTGCGTCTTTGTCCTGGTTGTGGGTGTTTTCCCATCTTGGCTTGTAATCGCGATTGTACGGCTTCTGACGGCCTCCTGCGGGGTGTTTTGTGCGTAGTTCCTCCGCGTACTTGCAGATATGGAATCTCCCACAACCTGCGAAGCAACTCACAAAGCCATTGTCCAGAAAAATCTTTGCGCTTGGCTCATTGTCGGCGTGATCTGGATTTGGGCACTGAGACACGATGGTATTGCCGTACCTCCTGTGCTTGAGGTAGTGCTCATCAAGCCAGCGCTCAATGCTAGACGCCGAAGGGGTCTGATACTCCGACATCGCTGGCAGCAGGGATCATCTTTCCTTTACGTAGCACCATGTTGTAGCCGTAGTTGGGGCGAGCAGTAAAACGCGACTTTCGCATTGTGATCGTGATAGCACCAGGCGTGCAAGAGTTTTCATTCTCTTGTACCTCAAGGATCTTACTTGCTGCCGCTGCGATGCTGCTTGAGCCACGGATACGGCTTGAACCTCTGCTGTCACCCTTTTTGGTGTGAGACACCAGAATAACGGTCTTTTTGACGTCCTTGATGAGCTGGTTCAGCTTGCGCATAAACACCTGTTGCGATCGCCATTCGCCCTCTTGGCCGATACTCACCGTCTCAAAGAGAAATTGGAGGTGGTCAAGTAGCACAACGTCACGGTCACGCTCCAAGAACATCCACTCCAGGTACTCCAGTGCACCCTCGAGAGTCCACTCACCACGGCCAAGCTCCTTGTCTGTAGCGATCTGGATGTCAGCACCACGCTTGAGCACGTACTCAGCAAAGTTGGTTTTACCCAGTGCTGCCTCCATACGGAGGTAAACGTCCGCCCCTTCATCCTCGAGGATCATCATGCCAATCTTTGCACCCTTGAGAATTGGGTCACACAGCATATTCAGGGCCACCGTTGACTTACCAATACCAGTGTCACCAAAGAGAATAACAATCTCGTAATTGCCAGGGCGGCCATAGCCACCACCGATATACTCATTGAGGCCATGCCCTTTTGCACTGTTGATGTCGGCACGGTAGAGGTCAGTGACACCGAAAGTATGCCGTTGATTTTCTGCTGCCTTGTGGTACGAGCTTAATGCTTGTACCTCTTTTAAAAATGCCATTTATTGTTCTCCTTTCATCTTTTCTGCTTCTTTTTCCATGATATCACGCACTTTGTTGAATAGCAACCCCATTTCGTTATCAACTTGCATGCCACGGAAGTATCTCACCCTGTCTTTGCGCACGTTGGCCTTAGCTTCCACTGGCCAATCGATGTCGTACTGAGGGCACACCATCTGGAGATATTTGTTTTTCTCTAGCAGCTTGATTTCACGCGGTGCACTGTCGACGGGGCGATTGAGAAATAGGTTCATAGCCCGTAGCATCTTGGCAGATTTCCAGTCGATTATCCCACGTAGGTTGTCGAACTTGAATGGAAACGCCGTGAGAGCCGCGTAGGCGGCCCAAGGAAACGTCAAAACCATCTGGAGGTATGATGCAGCCTCCTGGGGGGTTTGGAACGCATACGCGGCCTCTGAGCGCTTCAGGTGGCCTAACATGACGTTGGCGTTCTTAGTCCAATCGCGCCGTGGGTCGTTTGGAGTGATCTTGGCGTGCACTTGCTTGAGCAACGGCACGAGAAGTTTCACATCCGGGTGGCTAGCAGGCAGGCCAGGGGTGGTTTTTCTCTTTTGTGTCTGTTTTGTGGGGGGGGCGGCCACACTTGGGGGGGTGGGATGCCGTAAGGCATCCCCTTGGACGTCAGGAATAAGCCTTGGCTTGTTCCTGGAGTCCTCACCCAGCGAAGCTGGGGAGGGCTGTGCGGTAGCCAGCTCTGCTGGCGGAGGCACGAGGCAAGCAGCTTGCTGCGCGCCGGCGAGGGGCGGAGTGGTGCAAGCTTGCTTGCGCCGCGACGCCATCTGGAGAGATTCGCTAGAATCTCGACAGATATTTTTCTTATTATTATTAATCTTATATATAGAGGTGTTTGGGGGACAAAATGTCCCCTGACGAGCAATTATTGGGGGACAAAATGTCCCCTGACTTTGAACATTTTCATCCTCATTTTGGGTGCTTTTTGGGGGACAAAATGTCCCTTGATCTTTAGTCGTTTTTGTTTTATTCTTGCCATCCTCAATGCATTTTTGGACAGCTTCTAGATAGCCAGGGTCTTTGGGTTTGGGTAATGTTGGCACGGGCCGACCAAGCTCAAAGTATCGTTTTTTGTGCTTCTTGTAGACTACTGTGATCCACCCATCATCGATTAGGGTTTTGACACATCGCTTGATCTGTTTCTCGCTGGCCCAAAATACCCATTCTCTAATCTGCTTTACTGTTCTGTAGACAGCATCAACATCTTGCTTTTTCTGGATCTCCACGATTGAGTATGCTATATTGTTATAGACAACTCCCATAAGGCTGTTGCCATAATACCCCGATATATAGGCGTCACCGATTCTATTGTTGGGGTTCTTTTCTTTTTTAGTCATTTTTTCTACTCCTTGCTGTGAGTTGTTACTTTAAATTTATTTTCTGCTGGCATAGACCTAGTAAACCCGATAGTTTCGATATATCCATCTTCCTCTAGGCTCACTATAGCGTCTTTGATTTCTTTAAATGTTGTTTTCATAGGCAAAAACCTCTGGCATTCAGCCACTGACGTCTCATAGAAATAGTTACCGTCGTGGTAATTCACTACCATAAAATTCCAGTCTGGCATGAGTAGTCCAGCTATTACGCCGTGTTCCTCTGTCACGCGTGGATCAATTTCCATATCCTTTACTCCTCATCTTCCTTTATCTGTTTAATTAAATTATCTAATTTTCTCTGACGTCTATGGCTATACGCGCCATTTGACTTGTAATTTCCCTTACCAAACTTACCGGGCTTTGTAAGTCGCTTGTCGTTCAAGTCCCTACTAACCTTTGGTGGTATACGGGCTATACGATACTCTGGATAGTAGAGATTACCTCGCTTGTCCTCTAGCCAACCATCTGCACAAAACAGACGGCACAGCCTCTTACAAGCAGAATAACCCACGGTAGCTGTCTTAATAGCCAACTCCTCGTAGGAAATCTTAAACCCAGTGCCCATATCACGCTCATTGCTAAAATCAACCAGCGCCGCCCACACCATACCTGCCTGGAGTCCATACCGTATAGCCATGTATGGCTCGCACAGCAAATAGTGCTTCGTACTCAACGCACGTGGCTTCCTCAATTTGATATTAGTATTTTTATCCACTAGCTCTCCTTTGTAGTGCTAAAATTGATATCAATCTGATAATAGCACTCACGCTACAATAGGGCAATACCCGCTCAGACAGCGTGAGAGGCTACAGAATAAGCCAAACACAAAAAGATGGGTAAACTCCCATCTCAATGTGTAAACGCAATTGTAGGCCTACTTACGCATGAATGTACCCACTTGTGGCACAAGCTTTTGATATTTAGGTTTAGACTTTGGTTTTTCTTTGGCGTCCGAACCCTTGCGGTTGATCGTGTAGGTGTACATGATTTTGTTATCTAGTCGGCCCTTCTCACTCCACACCTCATCACGAAAACCTCCAGCCTCACGTTGAACACGAATAGTCTCCACACGCCCTAGCCGTTGTGTGACACCAGCAATATCGTACACATGTAAAACCTTGTCGGGGTCACTAGGATCAAGACGCACACCACGCCCCACCATTTGATACCACAAAGCTAACGACATAGTAGCCCGAGCCATCACAATGCAATCAAGCTCTGGCACATCAAAGCCAGTAGTGAACACACCCATATTGAGCATTGTCTTAAGCTTGCCGCTCTTAAAATCAGCCACCAACTGCTTGCGCTCTTCACCTGGAGTCTTTGCTGTTACCAGCCCCACAGTGATACCCATATCAGCCAAGTGCCCCTGGATAGTCTCAGCCTGTCCAACAGTCTGGCAGAATACCAAACATCGCTTGTGATGCTTCTCAGCGTATTGGATAGCCTGAATAGCTCGTGTAATGATACGCCCCCCAAACACCTTCTGTGATTCATCTGTGAAATTAGCACCAGTGCTATTGGCTTTCAAGTCGTCCCATGACACATTGTCTTGGTAATACTTGATGGGCACTAGATAACCCATTTGCTCCAATTCCTTGTGCTCGATCTTGTAACAGATGTTGCCAAAAAAGGAATTTTTGCCAATACGATTAAGCATCTTAAGCCCAGCGCTACCATTAAGTTGGCCATTCTCCCATGTATACACAGTCTCCACACGATATGGCGTAGCGGTTAGCCCAATTACGTTGCCAATTTGAGCCCCCTTGAGAAACTTACCAAGCATAGTGCTACCGAGTTGTTTAGGGTTCAACCCGTGGCATTCATCAAGGATAGCGTAATTGAAATGGCGGAATAGTTCAGGCTTTTTGTAGATACTACCAATGGTAGCAAACGTTACCTTCCTGATGTCTTTAGCTCCAGCGCTAGCGGAATATATCCCAGCGTCAATGTCTGGTGCATAGCTCGTGAACTTCTCGTAATTCTGCAAAACCAACTCACGGTTAGGCTGTAGTACAATAATATTATCGTCTAACTCACGACAAATTGCCGCTATTATAAGAGACTTGCCCGCACCGGTCGCGGCTACCACAATGCCTGGCTTCTCCCTATGTGAGATATGCCAAAGCGCTGCTTGCTTGGCTTCCTCTTGATATGGACGTAGCTTATACTTCACTTTCCCCTTCCCCTTCCTTTATATTTTTCTTTTCAAATCCACCAACCGCTTCACAGATGGCAATACAATCATCAATATCTAACTGCACCATAAATCATACCTGCCCTATTCATCTTTGATGCCCGCATGGCCCACCAGCGACGCATACCGTCCAGCCATTGGTTGTTCATACCTCGATACCTGCTACTTTCTATTCATATTTACTTACTAAATTTGGCCTGGTTGTGCAAGTAACCATAATGTGATCAAGCCCCATGCACCAAACGCTAACGCCACTACGTAGGGCATTGCCTCATGCCATGCTGCCTTGATAAAGCTCTTAATCATCTTGCCTGTGCTGCCCGTTTGTTCGTAACTCATTGTAATATCTCCTATAGTTTAATGCTAGTTTGTTGATTGATTGGCCCATTCACTCTGATGACATCCCAACTCATGATTGGCCAGCCGTCCCTATCTATGTTGGTTGCCACTACGCTTGTTTGGTATCCTTCCTCACAGATAGCCTTGTGAGCTCGTAGGGCGTCGCCTGCTGCGTTGTATTCCTTGGCACAGCTTCTATACTGTCTCCACTTCCTACCGCCCCAGAAACGCCTCACATCGCCTTGTACTGATTCTATGTAGTATTTAGTTATCATTGGCGTGTTCTGGACAAATCATGTAATTAAGCCATAGTGTGAATACCGTACCCCAGTGTAGTGCTTGGCCTACAAAGGATAGAATAACAGCGACAGACAAGATAAGAATTAGTACATTGTCTAGCCAGTGATGGTAACACCAGAGGGCAGCAAGTGCATGCAATGTGGTGATAGCCGTTACAGCTAGTACGTAAAGTGTTGCTTTGAGTTTCATTTTCAGTTCTCCTATTATTGATTGAGTTAGTTGTATTTTGCAAGTGAGTTAGTTCTTGTCGCACTCGTAGCTAGTTAGATGATCCTTTGTGTAAGTGCTACATGTGTAGGTCACTCGTGCTTGTCGCTGTTCTGTGCTACTGTCTGGTGCTGTGTACCCGTAGCAAATTGCCGTGAATGCTACCACCATCAGTACCCATGCTACTGCGCTTGTGATCCATGATTGTTTACGTGCTTGCATTGTTATATCTCCGTTTAACCTTTTATTATCGCTTCTACTCCGGCCACAACTCGTAAGCCGTTCAGTTTGAATGTACTACCTGTTGTCTTTATTGTCATGTGACCCCTTTATTTCTAGTCAGGGTGGGTGAGCCTCGCATACTCACCCACGCACCTGGCTTTATTGTTAACGCGGAAGGTCAAGCCCTATGTAGTTGGTTCTTGGTGGAGTTGCGCCACCTTGCTTTCGCTTCCTGTTCATCTCTGAACTGTCTCTATTGTAGCGCGTCCTCTCTTTTAATGCAACCCCTTTCTCTCTTTTAATTGCCCAAGTTATCCACAGCCCCACCCTAGTGGTATAATACAGTAGACACATAACAAATAAGGACACACACAATGGCTAATGTTCAAAAGATTAAGAAACAAACCAAAGACCACCAAGATATTTACGACTTCCTCACACCTCCTGGAGTCTCCAAGGAAGACACCAAGGAGTTAGCGGAGGTCATCAAGGCAGATGCTCAGCCACGCCCACAAGACCCTAAAACCGCCACAGCACAGCAAATACTAGAGATGCTCAAACCCTCTGGTGCTAAAAACGTTAATGAGTATTTAGATATGTACATGCAACAATCTGCCATTACAGCAGCTAACAGGCTAGAGGAGCTCGTAAACTCTGAAAATGAGAAGATCGCCACCCAAAATGTCCACTACGTTCTAGATCATGTACGCGGAAAGGCTATCCAACGCTCAGTAACAGCCCACGCAAAAGTGAACATTCAAGACCTCCTGGACTAATACAAACCACAGTGCTACAATAGTAAGCACTAGGTTATCTAGCACTTTGTAAACCCCAGTAGCCGACATCATCCGCGAATACATGCATAGAGGTGATGCCAATGTGCACAAACGCTGGTATAAGTCATAACCTATACAAATTTGATCAAACACATACATATCACCCATAATATGTATGATTACCTTTTATCCCACACAACCACGTGTGGTTATTTGCGTTAGACACCAAAGGAAAAAGCACCAGCTATTCACTGATGCCTTACCCCCCTGTAGTCCTACTCTAGAATACTAAACCCCAATCAACACCGTATTGCACTTTAGCCTTTGCCATCTGCTTGCTGTCCTCCATCTGTAGAAAAGCCACAGCCCTAAACACGCACCGCATACGAGCCGCCTCGCTCAAGTCCTCTATCTCTGTCTTGTAGTCATCGTAAGCGTAAGCCTTGGCTATAGAGATAAGCGCGTTAACTTGCTTGTAAATGGTACTGTTCTCATCCTCAAGCTCGGTAGTCACTTGTCCCCAGTGTCGACCATCAGCCCACACAGTCACATACTCTTCGATGAGGTCACGATGCTTGATCAAGTAGTCACCTCGTGCTTTCTTGGTGAGCTTTAGCATCAGCTCAAAGTGTTCTTTGTCTGTCTTGTAGCCCTTCAGTTCGATACGCTTTACTACCTTGTCACTCACTGCCAGCGTCTCTGGAGCCAGCTCAACCTTTGTGATTTGTACACTCTGTGCATTCATGTCTCGCGCTGTCTTGATAGCCTCATCCCAAGCAGCTAGTGCCTGCTCCATAGTGTCATACTGCTTGATACTCACAACATTTAGGCCGTACTCTACGAATGTCTCACCATTCCAGTTCATAATCTCATCGTATTCAGTTGTTGTGTTGATGTAGTAGTAGTCCATTGCTTTTGTCTCCTTGCGTTCTCTTTTGTTCTGTCTTTATAGTACTCCCTCATTCTCTCTTTTGCAACCCCTTTTGCGCATTTTCCTTGATTTTTCCCACTCCACCATTGTTAGCCCTGTGGATAACTCATATCTACCTGATACTTAACATCTACTATTCACTACCTTGTAATGCATAGTACTGGTAATTAGCTCGCCCCTCATACATAGATACGTACACAACTAACACATCCAACTAAACAACTAATAACCTACATACAAACACAGTAGATGAATCAGCCTAAACCAATCTAACCAACACAACCAAGTAAACTACGTTAGATGAATCAAAATCAACAATACAAACTACATACACATTAGATGAATCATCAATAACCAACCAAACTACAACCAAGCTAGCAACAACCAACACGATAGACTCAACAAACATAATGAACACGATACATACATTGAACGTAACAAACAAAGAACCAACAGCCAAGCAAGAAACTACAACAAATACATAAACCACAATGAACAAAGAACTAACAACAAATACATAAACTAATATGACAAACAAATTAAGAACTATCAATAAAATAAGCTAAATCCCAGTGTCACACGCATGTTAGTTGCAAATTACCACTAATTCTTCGACATTCATCAAAGCTTGATACTAAAGCTACCGCTGTAATCCGCCACATTCTATCGTTAATCTTCGCCATTCTCACACACTCTACCCCTGTTAGAGGCTTTAACTTCGTACAATCTCCATTATCGGAAGTATGCAATCATTCCCCAACATGAGTTGTAGCTCATCCTCCATAGCTTTACGCGATCCTACAGCCTCTCAATGCCCTTGTGCGATACCTAATGCATGTATCATCTCGTACGCTGCTCGCTCGCTCCTCTCCCCCCTGGTGTCTGTGCGTGCGCGTGGCCCTCCCCTAGGGGGGTGGGGGTGTGGG